TTCTCCAACAACAAGGAATCCATTTTCACCAACATGAAGTTTCTGTCCTTTAGTCGGGAAAGTTTGTGTAACTGGCGTATTCGGGCCAGTACCCGCCGCAAAAGTATTAGTTGTAAAAATATCACCAATATTAGTTTTAATTAAACGAGGATACATTTTTCCATCAGAAAAATCCTCGGTTTTATATACAAAATCTTTATGACTTTGAAATCTTTCATCATAAAGTTTTTCTTCATTATAAACAAGCATCCATTCGCCATCACCAGTAAAATTCACTTCGCCAGCCGCATAGTCATATTTAGCAAACTGACCCTGTTCAAGCTGAGTAATAGAATCAGCAGAACCTTCTTCCTTTCCCTTTACATGGGCAGGTAACTGCGCATAGATTTGGCCAGTTACAATACCAGATAGGTGATTAGGCTCGACCTGTCCATAACCATATCTTTTAGTTGTGTCTCTTGCCATTTTTAGCATCCTCCTAATAATTTGAAAAATTAACCAAGTTTTTCTTGTTCTTTAACAGCTTTCACCCAATCTGGTAGGCTGTTATCAGCATTGTCATTTAATGTATAAATAACAATGTCTTCTTCTTTTTTGTCATCAGCTTCCTTATTTAAAGTAAAGTTGATTTTTTTATCGAAACAAATAACTGAGAGTTTTGCTTTAATTTCATCTAAAGTATACTTCTCTTTATTGCTAATAACATCTGCTTTATCTTCATCAGAAAGCATATAAAATTCAGCAATAAGCGCATCCTTTTTCTGATTATCAATTTCATTCTTGAAATTTACAAGTTCTTGATACTGACTCTGAAGCGCACTATAATTTTCCTTTAAAGTATTAAGTTCTTCTTCGAGTAACTCATACTTTTTAGCACTCTTCTTATCATCATCATCTTCGTCATCCTTGTCATCATCAGGATCATCGTCAGGATCATTTTCACCCTCGTTATCTGCGGGCTTATCATCCTCTTCATCATCCTTTTTAACGTAATCAGCAGGAGCAGAAGTATCCTCTGTGTTATCATTAACCTCTGGAGCTGTTTCAGCATTCACTTCTTCTGCCTGAGTAAATTCAGTTGCAGGATCAGTGTTTTCATTTTCAACAACTACAGTGTTTTCAAGATTCTCCATCTGTTGTCCTCCTCCGTTCAAGGCATTCTTTAAATCTTGCATCATACTATAAAGTGTGTGCCTAAAATTGTCGTCTAATGTAAATTTTGTACTTACATCTGGAGCCGTTACAGAAGCGCCTTCGAAGCAAGGCTCAACATCGTCTCCTAATATGCAAATTTTTTGAATAATTGCATCGTTTATAATAAAGAAATCCATTCCATTGTCATAATTAGTTTCCCAATGTCCTTGTACAGATTCTTTTTGAAATTCCATTGATTGCGGACGACCCTCTTCCACAGGTAAGCTGGATTCTGGGAACTGATCTGTCCAAAGATAGCCAGTAGTCATAAGATACTTATGAACAACTGTATTACCCATTCCATCATTGTCTTCAAAATTTTGGAACCAGACTTTAGCATCTGGAGCCACAAATCCATAAGGAACAGTCTGACATTCGAACTTAATTCCTTCATCATCAATAATAATTTTTTCTCCGTGGTCTGTAAAATCTTCTTTACTATCTCTATAATAACCAACAATAGGAGCGCCGCGAAGAGTTTTACCAATTTCAGCCGCGACCTCTTCTGTAATAAAGGTATGGTTTCTATTAGCTCCTACATAAAGAACCTTAATTTCACATTTTGACATTAAGGGATTAATATCAAGAGGTTGAAGATTTAAGAACTCAGGAGAGTCAATAGTCGCAACTGATTGATGCATAGTAAAATCTCCTTTCATCCCCTCATATATAATATGAAAAATCGGGCAAATCTTTTAACAACTTTTGTCCAAAGTTTTTTAGAAAAATTTTTTAACTCATTGATTCTTTGTTTTGTATAGTCTTCGTTGACTTTTCGTCATCTTCCTTCTCTGGTCTACCTGCACCATCGCCGCTTTCTGCACCATTTTGTTTGCGGTTAAGCACATCTGCATTCATAGTGCTAGACATTAACGGAGGAATAAATACATTAACTAAATCAAGAATATCATTTTCAAAGTATGCAGTAGCCAATACAGCACTCTGTGACTGCCCTAATGCTACCTGCGGTAACATTTTTGAATAACCTAATTGAGTATGTTCTTTATATTGTTTAGCCAAATCTTTATAATTATAGATTGTAGTAGGAAGAATTTGTGCTCTATAAGTTACCTTTTTTGGACTTCGGTTATAAGGTATTAATAGAACATTTAAAAATGTTTCAAACTGTTGAATCAAATTCCACATTGAAGCCTCATCATTTAAAATAGATTTTTCAAGAGCAATATTACCATCAGTATTAAATTGCATCTGTGAAACGCCGGCTTCATTATAAACTGTACGCTCTACTTTCTCCAAATCATCTGTGGTAGTTGACGTCTTATTATCAGCCATATCCGCAACCTCTACATCTGCGAATGTAGTTAATACATCAATACCAATAGCTTTAGAAAGCATCTGTACCGCATTATTATGCAACTGCTGTGCTTCATCAACATCAAATACCAAATCACCATTTTTATCAATAGGCATCTTCTGAATAATGATTTTTAATAGCTGCTGTTGCATCTTGCGGCGATCGAGGTCTTGTGCTGCGTCTAAGTCAATAATTGCTGGGATAACTGCAATAAAAGGAGGAAAATCCTCACCATTTAAATTGAATTTAATCACAGAACCAACTTCAAGTAAATACCAACCAGATTCATCACCAGGAAAATCAGGTTTTAATTTCCCCTGTTTATAAAGTTTATATCCTTTTTCAAATTCTGGCGGAAAAACTTTTAACATTCTCATTCTTTGTTCTGCATCAGTAAACATATCATTAAAATATTTCATATTAAATTCAACTGCAGGCTGTCCATTAACCATAAAACGCGATCTACAATACTTAGGTGGCAGCTCTTGCACTACTACAGTCCCGTCCCGCGCAATTAAGTAACCATAATAACAACCATTTTTAATTACTTTTAACGCAACATCACCAAAGAACTTCTTCGCTTCAAATTTATCCAAATATGTTAAAACTTTATTAAAACCATCAAGTAATTTATCAGGTTTAATTAAATCAGAATAATAGGGAGTAACAAGCCAATCATATCTATACATATATGCCATATAACGACACAATCTTTGATAAATACCGCTAATCTTGTAAAAATAATTGGAAATATCTCTCATTCTTTCAAGATCACCATAATGAATGGCTCTTAATACCTGCTCCTTATCAGCTAATTGTGGATTTACTTTACGAAGATCACCCAGTTTAAGAATCGCATCAGATACTGACTTTACTCCAACTCTAATTTTTGCAAAGTCAACAGGCACATAACCAGTAGCCTAACTCGGAATTTGGTAATCTTCAGTTCCAATCATATCGAAGCCCTTTTTCTTAATCTAAGCCATTCGATTAATCAACTTTAGATACCTCTCCTTCTTTAATATCCGGCCGCATTAAGAATGTAATCGTAGTTTACTCTTGCTTCATCCCAATAAGGAATAATTACTAAAGTAATATTATGATCTCGACAATATTCTCTTTTTTTCATATCATTATATTGTTGTTTTCTTAATCCATTGTATCCACCAAATTTTTCTTTAGCTTCATAATGTTGAATCCCTTGAAATTCAATTAAAAAATCAATATTATGCTAATCATCAAATACCGCAAAATCAAATCTTAATGGACGACCAGTGTTACTAACTAAATCTGGAAAAGAGTATTCTTCTGCGAACTCTAATCCAGACTCTTGTAGAATCTAAAAAATCTTTATTTCACCTCTCGATGCCTTCATTTTATAACTCCTTCCAACTTTAGTCTTTTTAATATATCTTCATCATATTTTATTATAATTAATTTAATATTATTACGTTCACACCATTGTTTTTTTATATTATCATATCTTTGTCTTTTTACAAAGGCTTCCTATCCACCAAAATGCTATACAGATTGATAATGTTGAATCCCATTAAATTCAATCGCAATATTATCTTTTGGTAAAAAGAAATCTAATCTCAAGGTTTGTTTATCTATATTAATTTGATATTCTTCTATAAAAGCAATAGAAGCATCAACTAATAGCTTATGAATTATATTTTCACCATGTGAACGGTTTTTATTACAATTAGGACAAAATCCATAATTGCGTAATAAATCTCTTGGAGTATAAATAAAATCCTGTCCACACTTTTTATGTATAAAACTCATTTTTGTATCTGTATTTACATATTCTTCAAAAGAAAAATCATATTCATTGCCCAACTCTTTTCTCAAGATCTATTCTGTCTTTTTACTGCTTTTAGTTTCACAATAGCATCGAATACCTCGTAAATAATCATAAATTTTTTTATTTTCTTGAATTTTTCCACACTTATTACATCGGCATTTCACATGTTGTTGTGAATCATGAATATCCGATAAATCATCTATTAATGTAAAATTCTATTGATAATTCAACCAATTTTTAAATTTTTCTTTGGTTTCTTTCCATTTATTAGAATCTTTACATTTTTTACAAAATATATCTTTTCGTTTTAAAGCAAATTGTCCCTGAGTAAAAGAATATATTTTACCACAGTTATTACATTGAATTATACACGGCTTTGTCATTAAAGAATATTCAAGACAAGATAAATTATCTTTAGGGTATTTTTCTTATAACTTTTTATCATATTCTTCTATTGTCATTTTTTTCATATTTTTATCTCCTTTTATAAAAATATAAAAAAGAAAAAGCTTGTTTAAAAGGAGTAAACATTACTCAATAGGTAGCTAATCTATTGCTCCCTTTTTCTCCTTCACTATTATTATATAAAAAATCCGTTAATGAAATTAATAAACTTTGACCTTAGCTCGGTGTATAAAACAAGAAATCAGCGATATTACGCTTTTTCTTTCTTTTGTTTAATTCTTCTTCATATCTAATATAATAAAGTCCATAAATAAAAGCTGAAAATTTATCCTTTTTTATACTTCTATTACTCTGTTTAAGAATAATATTAACACCTTCATTTTCTTCTACAAGATTTAACATTTGTTCTTTAAGAATAGATGTTAAAATAAAAGGTCTTAAATATTCATTTCTTTCATCTATATTCATATTTTGACCTTGTTTAGTAGACATTAATTTTGTCTTAGCTAAACTTTCATCAATTAAAAATCTAATTTTACCGCTAAACATTTGAGTCTGTGCATAACTATATGCTTCTGTATTAATAGGAGCATTAGCTTTAATTAAAAATAACACATCTCGCTCTGTTTCAGGAGTAACGAATTTCTTATATTCTGGATATTCATCTGTATTAAAAACCCCAAAAGGTGGTAAATACTCCCCATCATCTGTATCTTGAGCCTTTACCAAATAATCAATTAAACCAACACCAAGACCATTAGCATCAACTGCAATTCTACGAGGTTTATATTTATAATATAAATGTTTTATATGAATACATTGTGTTTCAAAATGTTCTGCATCATAAGTATAAATATTTACAAGAGTCTTATGGGCTGCACCCTGAACTTGCGGCGTAACCTTAAAAACACAAATCTCTGTAGTACATCCTACACGTCCAACGTCTATGCCAAATACATAATAAGCATTTTTTGAAGACCGCCCGCTATATTCATACTCTGGTTGTAATAACACTCTATATTTATCAAATTTTTCAGAAGAAAAGAATGCATTTTCTACATCACCAGACCAAATACTTTTATATTCTCTATTGAATGATTCATCATTAAAAGTACCTTGTAATCTTAGCTGTTCAACAAAATCTTCATCCAATAATCCAGAAATAACAGGTGTTTCATATGTTCCACCCATAATCATATATTCATCTGGATCAATAATAGAATTAATTAAAATCTCAATTAATTTATGATAAGCAAATGAATTTTTCCATCCTGCTGTTGTAATATAAATCTGAGATTTATTAACATTCTCTTCTTTATGTCTGCTTCCATCAGAAAGACGTCTATCAACGTTTGTAGTAGGAATAATAACTTCATTTAAAATATCACCATCAATTAATACACATTCCTCCATCAAACCGCCAGTACGACGCTGACCTCTTGATGATTGTCTTGCCGCTAAAATATCAATAGTAGAACCATTTTTAAACACATATTTAACATTATCTTTTGATTTTGTTGACACTCCACGATCCCAGTTAATTTCATTATTTAATCCAGGAATGAGTTTACATATCTACTAGATCTTTGCAATTGTAATCGAGGCTGCTTGCTACTTGCCACCTGTGGTTACAAACAAATGTGAGTTAGGATATAAAATACATCTTATCATCAATGCCATCATTGACAAAAAAGACTTTGAATAAGCTATTTATATTTAATATAATTCGTTAAATTATACTCGCATAAATGCGCTCTATGTTCCCATAGAGATTAGACTATATCATCATCCTTTAACTTGGAATTAAAGGAGCCTACCGCTTCGAGGAAACTTTTCCTCTACTCTCTTTCGAGATAGTCGTTGAACTTTTTATTTATAAGTAAAAGATTTTCTTTCCGCCTTTCCCAACGGAGTATCTATATCTTTAGTAAGATAAGTCCAAGTTTCTTTTCGTCTTATTTTAGCTATAAAGCTTCTTACAGGAAAACCAGTAATTTTAGAAATTTCTTTATCAGTATATTTATTACTTTTTAATAAATCTATTACTAATTTTGCATCTTTTTCAGTATAATAAGAAAAATTAGTTAATCCAGTTTTTATAGCATGATGTATATTTTCTTGTGTAGTTACCCACTATAAATTATTTAATGCATTATTTTCTTTATTACCATCTATATGATTTATTTGCAATTTTTCCATATTCTCTGTTGGTTTAAATAACATCATTAATAATCTATGATATTGGATAGACGTTGTTCCGCCACCTTTTTTCATCAAACTAACTCTTATATAACCATTATGATTTTTACTTATTTTAATATAATTTCCTGTATTAATATTACGAATTTTACCCATGTCATCAATAATATAACAATCTTTAATATCAGGGTAGAGATCGCTAATTCTCTTCTCCATAAAAATCTCCTTATAAATAACTTAGCTGCTGATAATCCGTTCTGGACTTCCCAGCAATTCAATAGGTTTTCTTTGAAAGTATTACTACTCTCACCCCGCACTTATTCTACGGGGGAATGTGGCGTACACATACCGATGCCGCATCACAATTCTTAAAAATATTCTCTGATAAAATAAAAAATTAAATGTACTATCTTTGCCTTTAATGAAATCTACAAATATATCAGGATATTCCCTAAAATAAGCAATTAATCTTCTTAATTCATCAATATCTGTCATTAATCGCTATTCAGAAATACCTTGTTTTTTATATTCTCTATCAGAGGATAATTGCAATAATTCTTTTAAATTCATTCTGCATTAATCCTCCTATTTTGATATTCTTCTTCAATTAACTCATCATCAAGAGCATCATCATGATCACGCATCCTTTTTAAAGAATCTTTATAGTCTGTAAAATCATCATCATCTAATTCAACATCATCCAAACCTTTTGCTTTAGCATCTTTTTTATCTTTCTTCATTTCATCAGAAATGCGCTTATCTTGTAGATACTTTTCAATTTCTTGAGCTAATGATTTATCTTCATAAATTAAACTCTTATTATAAGCCTTTAAATCAGCAATAATTTGATCGACAATATCTTGTGGTTCATCACAATGATACCTTGGAATTTCTCCACTATGTGCCTCAACAAAATCAACAATAGCAGAAGCTGAATCAATACTATCACCATCTTTATCTTTATTTTGTGCTTCTGTAAATTTTGCGGATTTCATCATAGAATCGTAGACACGAGATAACTTCTGATAGGAATCAATATCGCCGCAATCAATGGCTTCATTCATTTTAAGAGATGTTTTACAGATCATTTTTAATGTATCAATACGAGCCGCACCTTGAATATCAAAAGAGTTCATAAACTCATTATATAATTGCTCAAGAGCAACCCA